CAATCCTAAAGGAGAACACAACATGGCAGATAGTAAACTATTACAGCAAATGCTTGAGCATCTTGTTAATGATGAACAGCAAAAAGCTGAAGAATTATTCCACGAGTACGTGGTATCTAAATCTCGTGAAATCTACGAAGGTCTAATCGAAACTGAAATTTCTGAAGAAGAAAAAGAAGATGAGGACGAAGATGTAGAAGAAGCTGCAAAAGACGAAGATGCAGAAGACGATAAAGTAGACGAAGAATTTGAAGACGTTGCCTACGAAGGCGACGATGAAATGGGCCCAGACATGGGCGGCGACGCAACAGACGATCTAGAAGGTGATCTAGATGCAGAAATGGGCGACGAAGAAGGTGAAAAAGACGAAGCAGAACTTTTCCAAGATCTAGAAGATATTGTTGACGAGTTACAAGCTAAGTTTGATGAATTAAAAGGTGTTGAATCTGGAGAACACGGTGACGACTTCGGCGACGAAGGCGAAGAAGGTGGTAATCCATTTGCTAAAGAAGAAGGTATTAACGACCTAGAAACAGTTCGTGAATATGTTGAACAAGTTGGCGGAAAGCAGTATAACCAATTTGGCAAGATGGGCGACAACGGTACAAATACCAAATCTATCGTAGCTGGTAAGAACGATATGGGCGGTACAGCAAGCAACATCGCGCAGAGCAAAACTGAAAGCGGCGTAGAAGCAAACAAAGGTCAATTACAAGGTAGCAGCTTGATTAAACAAACTCCTACCGAAGATAATGCTGGTAATATCAACGTTCCAGGCGGTAAAGCAGGTAATGCTTTTAGCAAGAAAGAACCTGGGCATGGTGCTGAAAAAGCAGGTGCAAAAGAAACGGCTGATAACAAGCAAAGCCTTTTCCGTGGTCGTAGATAATAGGACGAGACGGTGAATAAATTTACACTTAGCGAAAATTTGAGTTTTGACCAGGCTAAGATTGTCTTGGAGAGCGAAGAAGATGGCAGCGGCGGTAAGTCGCTGCATTTAAACGGTATTTGCATTCAAGGTGACATCCGTAATGCAAACCAGCGTGTTTATTCTTCTCAAGAGATTGGCAAGGCTGTCAAGACGCTCAACGAACAGATCTCTGGCGGATACTCTGTGCTAGGTGAAGTTGATCACCCGCAGGATTTGAAAATCAATCTAGATCGTGTTAGTCATATGATTACCAAGATGTGGATGGATGGTCCTAACGGCTACGGAAAACTTAAAATACTCCCTACTCCAATGGGTCAATTAGTTTCGACCATGTTGCAGTCGGGAGTTAAGTTGGGTGTATCCTCAAGAGGATCGGGAGAAGTTGACAGCAGCGGAAACGTAAAAGATTTTGAAATCATCACAGTAGATGTGGTAGCTCAACCTTCTGCACCCGGCGCATACCCAACCCCAGTATATGAACACTTGATGAATAATACAGGTGGCTACAAGGCATTTAGAATAGCACAAGAAGTCCAAGGCGACGTAAAGGCACAGAAGTACATAGCAGAAAGCCTGAAAAAAATCATTTCAGGACTCAAATAACAAGGAGAATCACATGCTAGATTTCGTAAAACAGTTGTTTGAAAACAATGTGATTTCCGAGGAAATGAAATCGGAGATTGAAACTGCTTGGCAAAGCAGAATTCAGGAAAACCGCGAACAAGTCACTTCCGAACTACGTGAAGAATTTGCACAAAAGTACGAGCATGACAAATCAGCAATGGTAGAAGCTGTTGAAGCTATGCTAACTGACCGTTTACAAGCAGAACTAGGCGAACTTGCAGAAGATCGTCAAGGACTAATTGAAGCCCGTGCCAAGTATGCAAAGAAAATGAAAGACGATGCGAAAGCAATGGAATCATTTGTTCTACAAAACCTCAAGAAGGAATTGTCAGAACTACACGAAGATCGTAAGAAAGTTGCCGGTAATGTTGCAAAATTAGAATCTTTTATTGTGGATGCACTAGCGAAAGAACTCGCAGAATTCCACGCAGATAAGAAAGATTTAGCTGAAACTAAGGTTCGCTTAGTACGCGATAGTAAAGCTAAATTTGAAGCTATCAAGAAAGACTTTATCGCACGTTCAGCTGAACTCGTACAGGAAACAGTCTCTAAAGGACTTAAATCTGAAATGGTTCAACTACGTGAAGACATTGAAGCAGCTCGTAAAAATGACTTTGGTCGTAGAATTTTTGAAAGTTTTGCCAGCGAATACGCTGCAAGTCACCTCAATGAGAAATCAGAAACTTCTAAACTATTAAAAGTAGTTGAACAGAAGCAGGCTGAACTTGAGGAAGCAGCTAAAATTGTTGCAGAAACACAAAAGCTAGTAGAAAGCAAAGAAACAGCACTACGCATTGCTAAAGATCAAGCTGCTCGTAAAGAAGTTATGAGCGAATTGCTAAATCCATTAGGCGGTGATAAACGTACTGTTATGGGCGAACTATTAGAATCAGTTCAAACTGATAAACTACGCTCAGCGTATGACAAGTACCTACCAGCAGTAATGAATGGTGGTACACCAGTTAAGAATAAAACTCTTACAGAAGGCAAAGAAATTACAGGCGACAAGCAGGCACAACAAGTTAGCGGACAGGAAAAAACCGCTGACATCTATGACATCCGCAGGCTTGCGGGACTAAAAGTTTAAGGAGAACTATAATGTCACAATTACTCGAGTCACGCTGGTCGGAAACCAAAGACGCTCTATTAGAAGGTCTTCAAGGTAACAAGCGCACAGTAATGGCAACTACTCTAGAGAATACCCGCAAGTATCTATCAGAGAGTGCTACTGCTGGTGCTACATCCGCTGGCAACGTTGCAACCCTAAATCGTGTGATCCTTCCAGTGATCAGACGTGTTATGCCAACCGTTATTGCTAACGAGTTGGTAGGCGTACAGCCTATGACTGGCCCAGTTGGTCAAATCCATACTCTACGTGTTCGTTACAGCGACACAGTTTCTAGAGACACTGGTGGATCAACAACAGCTGGTGAAGAGGCACTAAGCCCATTCAAGATTGCTGAAGGTTACTCAGGTGCTACCACAGGTAAGGCATCTTCAACAGCAGCCCTAGAAGGCGTTGCTGGTAACAAACTAAGCATTCAAATCTTGAAACAAACTGTTGAAGCTAAATCCAGAAAGCTATCAGCTCGCTGGACATTTGAAGCTGCTCAAGATGCACAAGCCCAACAAGGTATTGACATCGAAGCAGAAATCATGGCAGCTTTGGCACAAGAAATCACTGCTGAAATCGATCAAGAAGTTCTACGTAGCTTGAAAACTCTAGCTGGTAGTGCTGTTCTAACATACGATCAAGCAGCCGTTTCAGGTACAGCTACATTCGTTGGTGACGAACATGCTGCTCTAGCAGTTCAAATCAACCGTGCTTCAAACTTGATCGCTCAGCGTACACGTCGTGGTGCTGGTAACTGGGCTGTTGTATCTCCAACAGTTCTAACACTTCTACAAAGTGCTACAACTTCTGCATTCGCAAGAACAACAGAAGGCACTTTTGAAGCTCCAACAAACACCAAGATGGTTGGTACACTAAACAGCGCAATGAAAGTGTATGTTAACACATACGCTGAAGATGACAAAGTGCTTATTGGTTACAAAGGTACTAGTGAGTCAGACGCAGCAGCATTCTACTGCCCATACATTCCATTGATGAGCAGCGGTGTTGTTCTTGACCCAACAACTTTTGAACCAGTAGTTAGCTTCATGACACGTTATGGATATGTTGAGTTGACAAACACAGCATCATCTCTAGGTAACGCTGCTGACTATCTAGCATTAGTTGATGTAACTTCTGCA